TGCGTATTGCCTGAAAACACAACCCGCTACGGGGGAGACTTACCCGAAATCTGATTTATTCAACAAAGCCTAGAAATGTTTAAAAGTGTCGTAATACCCAAACTTAATGATTTAGGTGTTGATGAGAACTTAGGGATAAGAATTGGTATCGATTATGGAGCGAATGATCAAGTTGTATGGGGGGTGTATGGGTATCAGGAGAGTCGAGAGGTTACTGCAACTTCATTTTTTGTCGATGTGGCAGCAAAACTTCAACAAAAGGCACCAAAGAATTGCATAATGATTGGCGATAGCTTGGCCCAACTTTTAGGACTTGATGATAATCAGTTGTCTATTAAAACTGTTACAAAATCGAATGAAACTGTACCTGTAAAATACATTACTCCAAACTATAAAGATGCTCAAGGTAATCCAATTAATTATAAGCAGTTTATTTTAAAGAATGAATTTTATCTCAAGCTATTACCGACGAGTATAGAAGAGGAAAGTTTTTATATCAGAGCAAGCCTGAAAGATGATGAAGATGATGTGTCTGATGATGAATATTACCCTTGCTCTCGAACAATAAAAAAAGGGAGAGGGATATCGTTTAAAGGATACTTTCATTCGGGTACTCTATATAAAAATCCGAGATTTAAATTCAGGGTGGTAAACACCGGCAGTGAGGCGTCTAAAAATTTAAATAATGGGAATCACGAGGCGTTTGAAAACGCCACCTTCTCATCTGCTGATAAACGGTATTTTGCAAAACATTGGGAGGAAACTGCATATAAAGGCCTCCACCATATGTATGTGTCTTTTTGGGATGGGGAACAGCCTATCACAAATGAACAATGTTTCTCAGTTTTTATTAATGAGTAATTAATTCGCATCACATTTCTTTTATCTTTATAGCATAGTCTTGATGTGCCAGCCTTGAACAAAAAGCTAAAAATTGCCGACAGAACTCTCTGGCGGCATCCTTTCCCCTATGAATACTCTCGCATCTATCCAGGAACTTGCCCGGGCGATACGCAACATGATCCGCACCGGCATCGTCGTCGAAACTGACCTCGATGCCGGGCGCTGTCGCGTGCAGACCGGCGGCATTTATACCGACTGGCTCCAGTGGTTAACTCATCGCGCCGGGCGCTCGCGCACCTGGTGGGCTCCCTCAATTGGTGAGCAGGTGATGATTCTGGCTGTGGGCGGTGAGCTCGATACCGCTTTTGTGCTGCCGGGTATTTATTCCGACGACAACCCCGCACCGTCGGCCTCAGCGGATGCCTGGCTCGTCGAGTTTCCCGACGGTGCCGTTATGAGTTATGAGCCGGAAACCGGCGCGCTGACCGTCACCGGCATAAAAACCGCCGATGTGACCGCATCCGACTCGGTTGCCGTCAGCGTGCCGGTGGTGCTGGTAAAAGCCGAGACCCGCGTCACCCTCGATACACCGGAGGTGGTCTGCACCAACAAGCTGACGACCGGCACGCTGGAGGTGAAGCAAGGCGGCAAGATGTCAGGTGATATCGAGCACAGCGGCGGCGCTTTCACTTCCAACGGTGTGCAGGTGGATAAACACGGACACGGCGGCATCAGGCGCGGCGATGAATGGACGGAGGGCACCCAATGACGGCGCGTTATCTCGGCATGAACCGCACGACCGGTGAAAGCATTTCAGACGTTGACCATATCAGTCAGAGCATCGGGGATATTCTGCGCACGCCCATCGGCTCCCGCGTCATGCGTCGTGAATACGGCTCGCTGTTGTCGCAGATGATTGACCAACCTCAGACCCCGGCGCTTGAGCTGCAAATTATGGCGGCGTGCTACATGGCGATCCTGAAGTGGGAACCACGCGTCAGGCTGACAAGCATCACCACAGCGCGGCAGTTTAACGGGCAAATGGTCGTCGACGTGACCGGCCAAATCACCGATACCGGCGAGAGCCTTTCCTTAACCATTCCTGTGAGTTGAATCTATGGCAGTTATCGACCTGAGCCAGCTCCCCGCACCTGATGTGGTGGAAACGCTGGATTTTGAAGCCATCCTCGCCGAGCGCAAAGCGACGCTGATTTCACTGTACCCGGAAGATGAGCAGGAAGCGGTCGCAAGGACATTGACGCTGGAGTCAGAGCCACTGGTGAAATATCTCGAAGAGAATGCCTATCGCGAGGTGATTTTACGCCAGCGAATTAACGAGGCGGCGAAAGCCGGGATGGTGGCCTATGCCATCAAAAACGACCTCGACCAGCTCGCGGCAAATAATAACGTTGAACGCCTGGTCATCACCCCCGGAGACGAGACCCAAATCCCGCCGGTGGCGGCGGTCATGGAATCTGACAGCGATTTACGTCAGCGCGTACCTGCTGCTTTTGAGGGGATGAGTGTTGCCGGGCCAACCGGTGCCTATGAATTTCACGCCCTGAGTGCCGACGGACGTGTCGCGGATGCTTCGGCGAACAGCCCGGCTCCAGCAGAGGTCACTATCGCGGTACTGTCGCGGGAAGGTGACGGCACGGCGTCGGACGATTTATTGCTGGCCGTCAGTACCGCGCTGAATGATGAGAGTGTACGACCGGTCGCTGACCGCCTGACAGTCGTCTCGGCTGAAATCGTCAATTATGCGATCGACGCGGTGCTGTATGTGTACCCCGGCCCGGCGACCGAGCCGATTCTTGCCGCCGCAAAAGCGCAGTTAACTGCCTATATCACGGAGCAGCGCCGCCTTGGTCGTGACATCCGAATGTCGGCGATTTACGCCGCGCTGCATGTGCAGGGGGTCCAGCGCGTCGAACTTCGCGAACCGCTGGCTGATGTGGTGCTGGATAAAACCCAGGCCGCTTATTGCACCGACGCCCGCGTCATTATCGGGGGATCGGATGAATAATTCGCTGATGGCGAACGGGTCATCTCTGCTGGAACAGCGAGCCGCCGCAGCATGCGCCTCTATCAGCGATTTATCTGTACCGCTGCGAGATTTGTGGAATCCGTGGAAATGTCCGGTGAAATTCCTGCCCTATCTGGCGTGGGCGTTTTCTGTCGACCGCTGGGAAGAAACCTGGTCAGAAACGGAAAAGCGCCAGGCTGTCAGTGATGCGTTTTGGATCCACCAACGCAAGGGAACCGTCGCCGCCGTTCGTCGGGTGATTGAAACGCTGGGCTACAGCATGACGCTCCAGGAGTGGTGGAAGGTTGCCGACCCTGCCGGGACTTTCCGCCTTGAGATTGACCTCAATGATATCGGCATCACCGAGCCGATGATTAAAGAGCTGGAGCGGATTATTGGCGACGCGAAGCCAGTCAGCAGACATATATCACAGCTCACGTTATCAGCATCAACTTATGGCCCGGCAAATATTGGTGCCGCTGTGTTTGATGGTGATGTGATTACCGTTTATCCGCCGGGATATAAGCCGGATGACAGTATTTATTACGATGCCACTGCGCATTACGACGAAAATTATCAATATTCCGGGGACTGATATGTCTTTAATCAGCGAAACAGCACAGTGGGAAAGCGACATTCCGTTAATTAAGCGCGGTGACAAAGTGGCCGGGGGGACGGATGGTCTGGTGAACGTTCAGACGAGTATTCTCGCCGACCGCACAGCCTACCTGAGAGATCAGCTTAATGCCTACAATGGCCTGTTAAAATCGGGCGAATTACCGTTCACCAGTGCGGCGGCAGCACAGGCCGCGATTGCTGCCGGGAAAATACCGGAAGGAGGCGTATTCTCTATCCGGTCAACCAACCCTGCCTACTGGGTTGAAGAGGCAAAGAATACAAATGGGGCGGTAACGCTGACCGGGAAAACTATTCTGTCTGATTTAATGCAGATGGTCACAGTAAGGGTTTCCGATAACGACACCGACGGAACAGCGGCGGGATTATCCGCGACAAAGCCGGAACAGCATTTTCTGGTAATTAATCCAGATGATAAAACCTCTCCGTTCACGGTATATAAAAATAATAAAGGTGTGGCGGAAAGGGTGTCCGATATTATTGGCTACTCGACGTTACAGGGATTTATTGATGCCGGGTTTATTCCCGAATACCTTAACCCGGCGAGTGGCTTTATTGTTGCTTTCCGCGACCCGGTCACGCAGCGCGGCGCGCTGGCAATTACGAGAAGCGGGGAAGTGATTGCCCCCCTGCTGAGAATCGAGAAGGGGGTTATTTCTCACAGTAATCTCGATCTTGGTTTACAGGAGGTGGTGCCGACAAAACTCGACCCGGCCTACGGGTTTTCTCTCGCCTGGATTGATCCGAAAACCCGTCGCTGCGCCCTGCGGGTGACAACTTCAGGAGAAGTGGAAATCCCACTGATTAAGCTGGGTGATGGTTCGATCGCGCTGGAGAAACTGGCGCCAGAGGTGCAGGGGTTAATGCCGGTGACACTCGACCCGGCAAGCGGTTTTGTTCTCGCCTGGGTTGACCCGAAAACCAAACGCTGCGCACTGCGGGTGAAACAGAATGGCGTGGTTGAAATCCCGCTGCTGTCCATTGGTAAAAACGTGATTACCCTGGACAACCTGACCGAGGAACTCAAGAGCGCCGTTCTGCCGTTTGCACAGGACGTGGTTGATGTTCCACCTGATGCCGTACGCGCGGTACTGGCTGATGTTACCGCACGGACGAATGATGCGGATGGTTCTGGCTGGACGGCGCTGTCACCGCGAGCCTGTCGCGCGCTGTACGGGGTAAACCATACCGGTACAGCGGTTGAATATCGTCGCGCGTTTGGCCTGAAAATCGCCGGGAAAGCACAGGGCACCCCATTTAACCCCGGCTCTCTGGCTTCCCTGCGTCGTCGCGGGCGGCTGACCAGTACGACCATTGCCACGCCGTCCGGCCAGTTTGTGGCGGGTGATTACTACAGCTATGAGGCGTACAACACCAATTCCAGCGTGTCAGAGAAAACGCCAGGCATCTGGAACGGAATGCAGGTCTATCTCGGTGATCTGCTTGTATACGATGGCATCGGGTGGAATATCCAGCGCTCCCCAGGCTCCGGCGCGCCGCGTAAAAACGATACCTGGTATGAAGTCACCGCGCCGGGCGTGTTTGCGGGTATGACACTGGCCGCCGGGGATAAACTCCTTTTTCTCACTCTCCAGACGGCAGGGGGTGGTTTTTTGCAGCCGCAGTTTGCTGCCGTTAGTGCCGGGGCTGACCTGCTTTTTTACGCCGGTGAATTTAATCCGTCGGAGGGGATGCCGTCTCGTCCTCTGCAAAATGTCATCTGGCAGGCGTCCGCCGGGGGCGTGGCCGGTACAGAGAATTTTCGCGCCGGTGACTATGCCCTGTTTGACGGTAATGCATGGGTGATGATTGCCAATGATGCCCCTGAACAGGTTCCAGACGGGAAAAGCATCAGCCTGCGGTGTACCGCCAGTGCTGACGAATGGGAGTTTCGGCGCGTGGACAAGTCAGCCGCTGCCGTCGGTATTCGCCTGACGTCGCAGGTGGCCTCTGCGATGAAAACCGGGCTGGGTAAAAAGCTGTTGCTCATCGGTGATTCAATGTTCGGCAGCGGAACATCGGGCAGCACCATTATCGCCGCCACTAACCGCACCGGGGAGGTGCGCTCTTACGGTGGCTCCACCTCTGATCAGGTGCTGGGCATGTTTAAGCAGGAGGTACTCTCCTGGGGAGACCGCTGGGCGGGCCAGGTGATTGCGGTCTGGCACGGTCAGAACAATCAGCCGAAAACCGATGTTAATGCCTCGCAAATCCGTGAAGCGTCATTGCAGATTGCGGCACTGGCCGGTGCGCGCGATATCCGCTGTTTGTTCCTGACCATCATGGGACAACGTGAGGCCACCTGGAACGGCGAGCGATTAGTGTTTCCCCAGCATGAAAACCAGTTTGCGGAAACAGGATACCTGTATGAGTTGACTGAGTGGTACCGGCGCATTCTGCCGGGCCGTCATGCTGTGGTGTACGAAATTATGCTATCGGCTGCGACGGATGCCATCGACCCGACGCATCCGGGCATGACTGAAAAGCAGGTGGCGGCACGATACGGTGTGTTGCCCTGGTCTTTCTTCAATAACGCGGTACTGCCTGGGGGGATGACAACATCCGACATTCACTATGTGGGTACTTGGAGCGCGTCCGGCCTGCCGTCCGGCGGCAATAACGCCGATTATTATCTGCGGATTGCAGGCGGCACCGTGGGAAATGTTCTGGTGAATAACGGCGGTACATGGTCAGAGGTGGCGATTGATATCACACACATGAGCCAGGCAGGAGGGCGGGCGCTGGCTTATGGCGGGCCGGGTTTCAGCCTGGGTGACGGCTACAAATCCATTCCGGCACGTGACGGTATCGCCGGAATTCTGATGAACAATTATTTTTTTAAATGAGGTAACTATGGGCCTGCTTAATGAACTCATTGGCGCAAATTTCACTGACCCGCGACTGCCGATTATTCTGGACTATCCCGGCCTGACGCTCGGATCGCTGGCATTAATGGATGTCTCAGAAATTCCGGCCGATTTTGATTTTTCGGGCGTTGGGAAAAATATCCCCCTGAATAATCTGGCAAGCAAAGAAGCTGCCACCCTGACAGGGAAAACAAAAGCGGAGCTGGAATTTAGCTGGAATAACACGCTGATCACCACGGGCGCCACGCCAGAGGCGAAGTTTGAACGCACGCCGCGTGGCGGTGTTCACGGGATTGTATCGCTGGTTAACCAGACGCTGGGACACCGTGGCCGGTTTACCTGTCCGGGTATCATGCCGTACATCGCTGAGCACCAGAACGATCATAAATTTGCCGTGTTTGCGCACTATCAGGTTACGCGGGTGGGAAGTGGCACACCGGCAACCCAGACCACGGAAATGCTGATTGCGACGCAGGTTTCCCCTTCAGCGAACCGTTTGATTGTGGGGCGTTTGCCTAACGCGGTATCAGCTGGCCCGGCGCTGTTCAGTCTGCAATCGGACAAAAATGGCAATGATTTCACAGGCAGTATTTATTACCAGGATTTACCGGTATGGGGGGCGGCGTCGGGATTTGGTTCCCTGGTGAATAATGCCTGTAAGTCCTATGTGCTTTACCGCCTGCACCTTGTGGATATTGACGCATCAGGGATGTCATTTGCTGAAATCGCAGCAACCGAACAACAGGTATTCAGCGCCAACTTTGGCGAAGGCGGCAAGTATGCCGGTGACAGTATTCCAACCTCGCCGGCAGCGCTGCCGTAAGGGGAGAGCGTGAGCATGAATTATTATGCCATTCTGACCGATTACGGGGAGGCGGCGTTTACTAAGGCGGTGGCAACCGGTGAGCCTGTGAATTTTGCAGAAATGGCGGTCGGTGATGGCGCGGGTATCATCCCGCAGCCGGACAGAACGCGCACAGGTCTGGTGAATGAAGTGTATCGCGGCCCGCTTAACCGTGTAGTCATTGCAGACCAGAGCGCGAGTGTTATCCGCACGGAAATGATAATTCTGCCGCAAACCGGTGGTTTCTGGCTGCGCGAGGCAGCGCTCTATGACGATGCCGGGGAGTGCCTGGCGGTAGCCAGTCTCCCGCCAGTGTATAAGCCGCTTCTGGCAGAAGGGGCCGGGCGGTTGCAGGCCATCAATCTGTGGATAGCCGTCAGCAAAACAGCCGCGGTGGAGCTTAAAACCGATCCAACGGTCATTATTGCCTCGGTGGAGGAGGTTGATCGTGCGAAAAATGAGGCAAAGGATTATGCCGACAAGATTGCGGGCCAGCTGGATACGGATATTCAGCAGGTGATTGCCGATGCGATAACGGCGGCAAAGCGAGATTTCTGGGAAGATGATAACCCGGTGGGCACTACGCGATTTTTTAATCAGAACGTCAACCCTAATGAAAAATGGCCGTGGTCAGAATGGGTGTACACCGGCGAGAATAAAACAATTCGTGTAGGCAAAGCGGACGGTTCGAACGTCGGGCAGAGCGGCGGCAGCGATAACGTCACACTTCAGCAGGCCAACCTGCCCGCCGTTCAGATTGACGTGAGCGGCGAAACCAGCGAACAGGGGCAGCAGGAGCTGACGACATCGGGCAACGGAAGGCACCGGCACAGGGCAGGGGATGGGGCACCGGGGGATACCTGGCAGGAAGCCACACACGGAACGGATAACCAGAAATATACGGGGTGGAACTATACCGACTATGCAGAAGACCATCAGCATAGCGTCACGATCCCGCCGCACAAACACTCGACCAGCGGCAAAACAGCCAGCCTCGGTGAGGGCAAATCGTTCAGTGTGGTGGAATCCCACACGCTGCTGATGTGCTGGAGTCGTGTTGCCTGACCTGTGACGGTCATTCCTGTTGTACTACCCCTGTTACAGCGGGGATGACTCGTCACCCTTTCCACCACGATTGAAAATAATGCTCACCCTTAACCACGGAGTTAAACGGATGAGCGATTTTCATCACGGCGTCCAGGTTGTCGAGATTAACGACGGCAC